GGGTATATATATATATATATAGGGCTATGCAGCTACCCAGAGCGTTTCAAAACGCATGTCCAAACTGTACATTTTGACCATAAACCCGCTGAACCCTGGATCGACGCACGAATGCACACACGCAGATAACTTGATCGTTTGGTCAGCTTTTGGGTATGATCCCCTCGCGCGCGTATTAGTTAGCCTAATGCAGTATTAGTCAAACTTATGGGTGATTCGGCCATGCAGTTGGATGCCACCCAGTCCCACGCCACAATCCAACACATCAGTCCATCAGCATATAAGCAACTACTTATGTCTATATAGCCCTTGCCTATGCTGCTAATACGTACAGCATACGACGGGTGTTATGTTAAGTTGATCGGATAGATGCACGCTATGCTAGATAGGGTATGACAGGCTAACAAGGCGGGGGGAGGGGGCCTCGACTGGCAAATAATTTTTAGGTACCCACTCAGTTTCAGAAAAAAGAAAACCAGAAAAAAGTAAAATTGACCCACAATCTCCGAAAGGGCAAAGATGGCAAACCTGCTAACAACTAAAGAACTCAGGAGTCTTGAGAATAAGAAGCGCTGGGCCGAGCGCACCAAAGTCGCCGCGCCCAAACCGACCACGCCCACGGGCCGGGACGCAAGGATCAAGGAGTTCCGGGACCTCTTACTGAACGCAACCACGGGCAAGAAGATATTGGAGCGCGTCATCTCGATAGCAACGGATGATGAGCACCCTGGTCAGATGGCAGCACTCAAGATGTGCGTCGATAGGTTGGTTCCACAGTCGTACTTTGAGAACCAGAAGGACCAAGGTCGAACGCAGATCGCCATATCCATCACCGGACTGACGCAAGCGCCTACCCCTTTGGTAATCGAGAATGAGTGACCTGACGTTCCAGCTACTGCCCTGGCAGCAAGAGGTTATCAACGACCCAACCCGCTTTAAAGTGGTGTGCGCCGGGCGGCGCTGCGGTAAGTCTCGCCTAAGCGCCGTCATGCTGCTGATCAAAGCGCTGCAAGCGCCCAAAGGCGCGGGGGTGATGTACGTCGCGCCGACGCAAGGGCAGGCCCGAGTCATCATCTGGCAACTGCTGCTGGACCTGGGGCGAGAGGTCATCCAGAGCAGTCACGTCAACAACAGTGAGATCACCTTGGTGAATGGCGCTGTCATATATGTAAGGGGCGCAGACAGGCCCGACACGCTACGCGGGGCAAGCCTGTACTTTGCAGTGATGGACGAGATGGCCGACATCAAACCGAGCGCCTGGGAGGAGGTCATCAGGGCGTCCTTATCAGACCACCGGGGCGATGCACTGTTTATAGGCACACCGCGCGGGCGCAACCACTTCTATGAGATGTTCAATCAGGAAGACGCGCACTGGAAAAGCTGGCACTTCACGACAGCCGACAACCCACTGATCCACCCGGACGAGATCGCCGCAGCAAAACGGAGCATGAGCACCTTCGCATTCAAACAAGAGTATCAGGCATCTTTCGATAACAGCGGCACGGACGTGTTCAAAGAGGAGTGGCTGAAGTACGGCACCGCGCCCAAACAGTACAGCACCTATATCTCGATCGACTTGGCGGGGTTTGAGGCGGTCAGCAAGAAGAATAGCCGCCTGGACCGCACGGCGATTGCGGTGGTATTCGTGACGGACGAGGGTAAGTGGTTTGTCAGGAAGATCGAGCACGGCAGATGGGATGTGCGCGAAACTGCGGTGAGGATACTGAAAAACATCCGTGACTTCAAACCGATGATGATCGGGATTGAGCGCGGCGTGACCCTAAACGCAATTCTTCCATACCTCAGCGATTTAATGCGTAAAAATAACATCTTCGCGCATATTCACCCGCTGACCCACGGCAACCAAAGCAAGAATGACCGGGTTATTTTCGCGCTTCAAGGTCTATTTGAACATGGGCGCATCACGCTGAATCGCGATTTGATCTGGGATGTGTTCACAGATGAGTACCTAATGTTCCCAACGGCGAATGTTCACGATGACACGATCGACGCCTTGGCCGGAATAGCGCAGATGGCAATAACCAACTACGCAGGAGATAGCATAGATGATAGCGAAGAAGATCAGGATATTGAGATAACAGTGGGTTTCTAGTACACTCCCCGCCATAACCCTTCTGGAGTATGGTATATGGCAGACCCCCAAATCATTGACGGCGAGGATGTCGAGCCAGAGTCATCCTTCTATGTGCCGACAGAAGCAGATGATGATCTGCTGGAGTTCGTCCAGGACCACACTGAGAGGTGGAGAACGCATCGTGACCAGAACAATATTGACCGCTGGAACACTTACGAGCGCATTTTTAGAGGCCAGTGGGCAGCAGAAGACAAGGGCCGGCAGTCTGAGAGGAGCCGTGTCATCAGTCCGGCGACTCAGCAGGCGGTGGAGACACGGCACGCCGAGGTGATGGAGGCGGTATTTGGGCAGGGTGAGTTCTTTGATATTGAGGGGCCGGAGGCTGAAAAGCTCAAAAGCAACCTGAACGAAGACTTCGGGCGCGATAAGATCAGAAAAGCTATCGACCATATCGAGTTGATGGCTGAAATCTATGGAACTGGGATTGGTGAGATCGTTGTGGGTGAGGAAAAAACCTACGTTCCGCACAGTATGCCGCTCGACCAGCAGACCCAAGCCTATGGGGTGAAGGAAGACAAGCGGACTTTTGTCAAGTTGAACCCGATCAATCCCAAGAATTTTCTGTTCGACCCCAACGGCACCAGCGTGGATGACTGTTTGGGCGTGGCGATTGAGCGGTATGTGTCAATTCACAAGATTTCCGAAGGCATCGCCTCGGGCAAGTACAAGAACGTGGACGTTGGCTCACTATATAAGGATGACTCTCTGGAGCCGACCCAGGAAACGACCAATTTCCAGGACAACAAGGTGTTGGTGCTGACTTATTATGGTCTTGTTCCACGTGAAACACTCGTTGGCGAAATCACCGAAACGATCGAATTCAGCGACGATGTTGAGGAATATTCCGACATGGTGGAGGCGGTCATCGTCATCGCCAACGGTGAACTGCTGCTGAAAGCTGAAGAATCTCCCTATATGATGAAGGATCGCCCGATCCTGACGTACCAGGATGACACTGTGCCGAACCGCCTTCTGGGGCGCGGGACGGTGGAGAAGGCATTTAACATGCAGATGGCGATCGACGGCAGTATGCGCTCACATCTGGATAGTCTGGCCCTAACCGTCAGCCCAATGATCGCGGTGGATGCGACTCGGTTGCCTAGAGGCGCGAAGTTCGAGGTCAAGCCGGGCAAGGCGTTTATGACCAATGGCGCACCGCAGGAGATCATCTACCCATTCCAGTTTGGGACGAATGATGGCGCGGCGATGAACACATCCAAAGAGTTTGAACGGATGCTGCTGATGGCAACTGGCACCGTGGACTCTAACGGACAGGTGACTCAGGTCAGCCGGGATGCGGGTGGCATTGACATGGCGACGGCGACCATGATCAAGAAGTACAAACGTGCGCTGGTGAATATCCAGGAGGATTTCATCATTCCGTTTATCAACAAGGCGCTGTGGCGGTACATGCAGTTTGACCCAGAACGCTATCCGTCGGTCAACGCGAAGATACTGCCAACGGCGACGTTAGGCATCATTGCGCGGGAATACGAGCAAAAGCAGCTTGCTTTCCTGATTCAGACCCTCGGCGCGCAGTCGCCGCTGACGCCTATCCTGATGCAAGGCATCATCAAGAACTCTAGCCTTAGCAACCGTGAAGCGATGCTGATGGAGTTGCAAAAAGCAGGTCAACCCGACCCGCAGAAGACGCAACTCGGACTCGCGCAGGCCCAGAAGCAGATGGAATTGCTCGACGCGCAGGTGCAAAATGAGCGAGCTAACGCGCAGAAGACCACAGTTGAGGCGCAATTGGCTCCAGAGGAGACAAAAGCCAAGGTTTTGTCATCCATCAGCCGCAATTTGCCGTCCCAGAACCCCGACGCTGAGTTCAACCGCCGGGTTGAGGTTGCCAAGCTGCTCTTGAAAGAGGAGGAGGTGCAGTCGAACAAGAAGATTGTCGAAATGCAAACCTCCAACAGGGCATTAGACAAGTCGGCAACCTCTGACTACCTATCCAAGCTGCAATGATCCCAGAAATCAAAGCTCTATTGACTCCAAGGGTTGACCTCGAGGCCAAACTTCTTGCGGTTTCCCTGTTTTTGGGGCGAAAAGTTGCAGAGTTGCCCCAGATTGTCGGACCCAAGGGCGATAAGGGAGACACAGGCGGTATTGGCCCTATGGGGCCACGGGGTAGGGATGGAAAACAGGGGGCGGGCGGCGCGGATGGTCAGTCCATCACTGGACCCGTTGGACCTGACGGAAAACCAGGACGCGACGGCAAGAACGGCGTCAGCGTCGTAAATAGTGAGATTGCAGCCGACGATCACCTGATTTTGAACCTATCTAACGGTAAAATTGTCGATGCTGGGCTATTGCCCAGTTCTAGTAAGTCAGGTTACATTAGCACTCAGTTGGCTAACTTCCAGATCATAGTATCTGATGTAGCACCCGCCAACCCCTCGCTAAATGACCTTTGGTTGGATACAACGCCATGATCCCAGCAACTTATCCTAGTGATTCCACAGGCGCGATGGTCGTGCAGATGATCTATTCCACAACGGGTTTGACCCGGTGGGTGGATTACATCCCTGTCAAGTTCGTCGCAGTAGGTGCTGCTGGTGATACCTACGCCAACGCTGGCGCAAAGAGCGCAGTTGAGTCGCTGACGGGCACCTCCTGGTCTACGTTTATCTCGTGCTATGAAGACCCAACAGCAACGAAGCCCTGGTCTACGGACATCGGCGGGTATATCCCAATCTCTCCTAATACGGGGTTCTTTTCCTTTGCTGCCCCGCTGGTTAACAGTTTGGTGGCGTTGAAAGGAACCGGGACACCCACCTTCACCCGCGCAGACGCAACGGCTTGTGCCACACACACAGACTTTGAAGGTGTTGTTCGGGTAGTACCAGCTAATTGTGCTCGATTCCAAGGTGCGCGGTTGGTGAGGAATGACGTATCTGGTAAGAGTGAGGATTGCACCACCGGGGCAAACACTACAGCTAACGTCACGGTAGCAACAACGTCATTAACTTTCACAAGCGCTAATGCTGGTTACTGGTATAGATCAAATGGCCAAGTAAAAGCAATTGGGTCAGTCATGGTTTTTAGGGCGCTGATCTCCAGCACTGTTTCTCGGACGGTCATGATTAGGGCATCAAATAATTCTTCTGCTACTAATGAGTCAAAAGTTAATTTATCAATCGACATAATACCAAAAATAGTGTCATTGACTCTTGTAGTTTCTACAGCACCCGGCGCTCTTTTGTTTGGCATTGACAATAGAGCAAGTCAAGGCGCAACTGACATCGGCACTACAGGTACGATCACATTCACTAACATTCAAATCGAAGACGTCACAGGCCAGACAAACCAAAACCCCAGCGAATACGTAAGTGTCGGTGTTCTTGCTGCTCCATACCAAGGCGCAGGTGTCGATGGGATTCAGTTCTTCAGTACATTAAACCCAAATCAAGTTAGTGGCAACGTAGTCACTTCGGGCACTGGTGCTGCGATTAAGCAGAATCAGGGGCCAGAGTTGGTTAGCAATCCGGGTGGCCCGTTCGTTAATACAACGGGGTGGACAACTTCGGCAGGAGGGACTATCAGTTTAAGTGGCGGTACGCTTGTTGTTACTCAAGGAACCGCAGCCTCGTACGGACAAGCTAATATTGGATTTAATACAGTGGCGGGGGAAACGTACCTATTCAGTGGGCTACTAGTTCCCGGCACAGTGGCATTATCAACGGTAGTTATTCAGTGGATCGGCACATCGCTAGGCACATCGACGGGTTCGTTCAGTGGTTATTTTAAAGCAACAGCAGCGTTCACATCCCTTACCTTCGCACACGGCGTAGCCAATGCTATCGGCAGCACGTTTGCAATCTCCAACATTTCCGTCAAAGCAGTCAATGGTGGACTGTTGGGTAGTGAGTTGGTGACGAATGGGGACTTTAGTAACGGGACTACGGGGTGGACTTCACTAGTATCCACGTTGGCTGTAGTCTCTGGCGCATTGGAAATAACCAATACAACTACAGACTTTGGTGCTTCTTACCAAACCCTTAATTGCTCCGTGGGTGCTACATACCAAGTCACTTGCACAGCCAGAAAAGGGACAGCGGCAACCTTATTTGTTGCAGTGGGTACTGTTCCACGCAACAGCACAATGGGTAGCTCATCTACCGCCAGTGCAACAGATGTTCCGTTGACGTTCACTTTTGTAGCAACTCAAGCGGTTCCAGTTATCTCTGCATACCTACCAAACACAACTGGTGGAACCACAGGCTACATCGACAACATCTCCGTCAAACAAGTCCTAGTCCCGTCCACTGCCCCCGTAGATGCGAGTGGACCGCTGGGGTACTTGTCCGAAGGCTCACGAGCTAACATCTTCCTGAACTCTGATCTGATTGGCACTAACCTAGCCACTCAGTCCATCACAGTTACAGCAGCACCTTGGACAGTTAGCTTTACAGGCACAGGTACGATTACTTTCAGTGGTGCATTCGTAGGCTCATTGGCTGGTAGTGGTGCAAGCACAAGAGTGCAGCAGACATTCACACCTACTGCGGGTTTGCTAACTTGCACGGTTACGGGTACGGTGATTAAGGCGCAAGCAGAGTTGGGTAGCTTTGCAAGCACATTCATACCCACAGCAGCCACAGCAGTCACACGGGCGGCTGATCTGCTTACTTATCCTAGTGCGGGGAATCTTGCTGTTCTGAGTCCTTACACCCTCTACGCAGAAGGAAAGACTGACGGTATTGCAGCAGCAGGATATGACCTGCTGTTGATAAGTAGCAATCAAAACTATGCTCCATATCTAGGCTTAGGTGACTTTCCGGGTGGTGGTGTCTGGTTTGTATCTGGTGCTTCTGGATATACACCATCACGCATTGCTAAAACAGACGCGCAACGGAAACTAATGTCTAAGTATGCTGCTGTAAAAAGCACAGACGTAAAGATTGTTTCTGATGGTGTAGTCGGAACAACAGGAATCCTTGGCGTTCAAACGGCAGAGATAACAACGATTTACGTCGGCGCAGCAGCAGCTGGAGCTAACGCAGTTTACGGAACCATTCGCAATGTGAGAGCCTACCCAACAGCCCTAACCTCTGCCCAATTGATTGCACTCACGACCCCATGACCACCCTAGACCGCATCCTGTTCTTTCTAGGCTTTACTGTAGTCTGGTGGGCTGCTTGCTTTCTCACAAGCTGGGTGCTTTTGTGGCTTGGTGGATGTGTGGTGGCTTGGGCGCTTGTTAAAATAAATCATGGTGAGGATAAATCCTAATGACAACAGTAATATCT